ACATGAGCGGCAGTATCCAGCCGGTCTTCTTTGACCTGATGACGCAACTGGTGACGCTGGCACACTTCTGCCGTCGCGTCAACATCCCGTTCCGGTTCTATGGGTTCACCGACCGGTCCTCGTTCCATGGTCCGGACAAGAACACCGCCACCTATGCCAGCACCACCGGCTACTTCACCGAGACTTCGTTCCACGGCGAGAAGATCCGGACCCGTCTCCTGACCCTCCTGTCGGACGGTATGAAGACGCTGGAGTTCAACGAGCAGTGCGGCTACCTCCTCTGGACCGCCTATGCCACCACCCGTGGTGCCGGTTACCGCGGCTCGGACCGCTGCCCGACCCTTCAGGCTCTCAATGCTGCGAACATCACGAAGAATGACGGCAACATCCCCGCTTGGTTCCACCTTGACCAGACTCCGCTGAATGCGGCTCTCCTCGCGGCACTGGATATCGTCCCGAAGTTCCAGCGTGAGAAGCGGCTTCAGGTCGCGAACCTCATCGTCCTGACCGATGGCGAGGCGAGCGATGACCTGACCCACAGCCAGATTCAGTCCAAGGCGATGGACGAGAAGCGGGCTGGCAAGTCGGGCTGGCCCCGTCTCGTCTGGCGTGACCCCGTGACTCGTCGGGAGTATGACTTCTCCAAGAAGAGCCATGACGGTCGGGTCTACAACCGTGCCTGCTCCTCGCAGCAGACCGAGGTCATCCTCCAAGTCCTCGCCGACCGTGGCATCCGCACCACCTGCATCCATGTCGCCCAGACCGCCAAGAAGGCCCACGGCATCGCCGAGTCGCTGCCGGGTCGGGCGGGCGTGGGTGCCGACAAGTGGCAGGAGACCGTGGATGCCCTCAAGAAGAGCATCAAGGACAACGACTGGTGCCACCTGTCGGGTGCGGCTGGCTACTACGACTACATCGTGTTCCCCGTCGCGACGATTGAGGCTGAGGAGGAACTGACCGCGATCACGAACCCGAACGACAAGGCTGGTCTGCGTACCCTGCGGAGCCAGTTCAAGAAGGTCATGAACGCCCGCCGTGCGAACCGTCCGCTGATGGTTCGGGTCGCCGAGATCGTGAGCAAGTGATGAGTGAGAACATGAGTTACGCTGCGGCAATCGGTTCCGTGTTCGTCGTCTACCAAGTCATGCTGTGGGGTATGTGTCATGACAATGCGGGAGTGCGTGGTGGAGCCGAGTGTTCCAAGTCACAAGACTGGCTGGCATGGTTCCTCATCGTGGTGCTGCCGTTCGCGGTGGCCGTGGGGGCTGGCGTGATGATCGCGAGTGTGTACATGTGATTGCGTGAGCATATGATTTGATTGGAGACGCAACCTAGCGAAACGACATGGTCGGTCCGTGCTTGACAGCCGGAGCAACGAGGTCTAAGACTCCCACATTTCCCCACCATTCCCCACGCCCCCACACCGGCGGTATCGGCAAAAGAACCCACATGAATCTCCAATACTTTCTTATTTGCCTCCTCTTCCTATACTGACCCCCCGTCACTCCCGACCACCCCAACCACCCGTTGACACCCCCAACCCTCTCTGATAGACTCCCCACCATGCCTACCAAGACACCCATCAAGAAAGTGAAGAAGTCATGAATCGGCAGGACTTGCGCATACCCCAATCCTTATTCTTCCTTCTGGTCTTTGCAGTCAACCTCCTCGTCATCACGGGAAGGGGACCGGACATGGAAGATGCGTCTTCCGTATGGAAAGCCCTGAGCATCATGGGCTACTTCTTCGGACTCATATTCTGGGCGATCTTCTGCGTCTGGTTCACCCTTGACCTGCTGACCAGCAAGAACCGCTATTGACAGCCACCGGATCGTGTGCTATACTTCTCTCAATCAACCATGACAGCAACCCAAGCCAACCCCACCGGAACCCTCACCCACAAGAAAGCACTGGTCGCCAAGGAGAATGTCGGATGCATCATGTTCATGTGGGATCCAGCCGAGGACGAGAACCTGCGTGAGGTGAGCGTCCACTACACTCCCTATACAGGCGTGCCTTCCTACCTCATTCTGATCGGGGTGAGGCGGATGGGGGACTTTGAGGACTTGTGCCTACAGGACGACCACCCGACCTTCGGGGATGCATGGCTGGGAAGGTGCATCTGGGATTGCCTGATGCGTAACGGCTGGGAACTGATCGTAGTGACATGATGACCGATAACACAGGAGACAAATGACATGGAAAACCAAGAGCAAGACATCAACGAGACCGACGAGAGGGAAGTCATGCAGGCGTTGGACACCTCGCCCATGACCTATATCGTGGCGACCGAGTTCGCCATGATGGAACTGACCCCGAGCGTCTACCCTGACGGCAGCGGACGGGGAGTGAGCATGTGGGTACGGGAGACCGATCCGGACCCCGTGCATCCGAACTCCGTGGACATCTTCCTGCACGATGCATCGTCGCTGCGGAAACTGTCCGAGTGGTTCAAGGCGGCGGCGGACTGGGCGGAGAAGAGCAGGAAGACGGACTACGAGCAGCGGCACACCAAGACCCGCATCATCGGTGCGGGTGCAGGAGACATGAAATGAGCGAGCAGGACACCAAGCAACTGGCGGTTCTCATGGACCGCATCAATAGCGTATCCATGATGCTGGCGGACTGGGACGGGTACTATGACCCCGAAACCAAGACCGGCAATCTGGAGGGTCTGGCGGCACTGGTACAGGATGCCTTCCTTGTCCTACAGGGTGGCGAGCCGGTGAAGCCCGCCGAGATGATGACCGAGGAGAAGACGCAGGAGGAGATCGTCCGCATTCGCCTGAACGGACTACAGGAGCAGGCATGGGATGCCCGTGACATGCTGGAAAACCTGACCGATCGTCTGGAGCGTCTGGAGGAGAAGGAACGCGGACGGGAACTCCATACTGACATGGAGATGTCCGCCGAGGTGAGCAAGGCGAACTCCGAGTTCTACGAGAAGGCGATGGACGAGTTGAGTGATTACTTCTCCAATCCCCCGAGTCCTCTTTCGCTGTCCGAACGCGATCGGTTCATCCGTGACCTGAAGGTGGGCGACGAGGTGAAGTGGGTAGGGGAGATAGACATTCCGGAGATCGCCCGCGTGGTGGAGATCGGCAAGACCGACACCCTTGACGAGGCCACCGATGTGGTGGTCCGGCTGGATGCCAATCCCGTGGTTCGGACAAGGATGTCATGGCTTGAACCCCTATCCCCCGACGAGAGGGATGAGTTGCGGCGACGGGCATGCGAGGACGAGGCGAAGGTGCGTTCGCAGATGGCATGGGAGACAGGCATGTCCATGTGGCAGTACACCGGCGAGGACATCGCCCGCGAGCGCGAGTGGGACTGCTTCAAGAAGCGTTGTCGGAACGACTGGTACAAGAAGCAACGGAACGACTGGTACAAGAAGCAACGGGAGAGGAACAAGTCCAATCAGGCAATGGACCGACTCGCCCGACTGGACGAGGAACTAGGACTATGAAAAAGGTAGTATTCATTGACCCCCCGAGCGGGTGGAAGTACGGCTTCCCCAAGCCCGCCCCCGACAACATGCGGCAGATGACCCGTGAGCAACTGCGCGAATGGTTCGTGCAGAACGGCTACCCACGATGGGAGATTGAGCAGTGGGGCAACAAGGACATGCCCTGCGGCTACTTTGAGGGCGAAGTGGAGGACGGCAAGTGAGCGACAAGCAAGCAGAATGCGACATGAACTTCCTCTCATATGTGCGTGAGGAAGTCGCCGATGGAGCCAGAGACAAGTTTTTCACCGTTGACTTTGTCGCCGACATCATGGCAGCGGTAGACCGAGTGATAGCCGAGCGTGACGAGGCGAGACGGGATGTGTGCCACATGATGCACTGGACCGGATTCCTTGCCGGTGACTATGCCCGTAGCCGTGGGTGGGATTGCTTCAAGGACGACAAGCATGAGGTTTCGGCGGAGATCCTGAACTTCAGGGACATCTGGAGTGCCTACGCCCACAGGCTTCGTGACGAGCGTGACGAGGCGAGGCGGGAGATATGCGTCATGCTTGAAGATGCAACCAATGATCACCGAGAAAATCACGCAAAGCGGTGGGGCTGGGACTGCTTCAAGGAGGACGGCAAGTGAGTGACATGAACACATACAAGCATCATGATGGCAGGGTGTTCCGCATATCGGATGCCAGCGATACGAAGCGAGCGGACGACGAGATTCAGCGGCTGCGTGCCGAGCGTGACGAGTCCCACAGTTGGCGCAGGATGCGAGATGACAAGGAACTCATCAAGCAGTTGCGCGAGGAGCGTGACGAGGCGCGACGGGAGGTATGCGTCTGGCAAGGGCTGAACACCGGCAACACCGCACGCGACACCGCAAAGATTCGTGGCTGGGACTGCTTCAAGAACGAGACGGGAACGACCGGACAGACACCCAACGCCATGGCTGACCTGTGCGGCTGGGACTTGTTTGATGACATGTCATGAGCATCGCTACACTCAATCCCCTCTACCCGATATACTACAGCGATATCCTTGGTCACATCACTCCCGAGGACAGGGTTTTCTTCCTGCGTGCGGGTCCGAGCGTGACCGAGTCCCCGCATTCGTGTGTCATATTCCATGTCGTGCAGGACGATCACACCGGCGAGGACATGGTTCGGGTCTACTACTTTCCCGACACCGTGATGACTCCCAACCTGAGCCTGTTTGACCTTCCAGTTGACCCCGACATGACCCACAGCATGTATTGGGGCAAGGAGATCATGCCGGAGACCGCGAGACGGGCATGGGACGAGTTGATCCGGCGTGGCTATATGCCCAATAACCCATTGGAAGCCAAGTAGTTATGGGGTCTTGACACGAACGCACCCTGTGGTACAATACCTCCGTGAACAGTCCAACATTGAAGACCGCAAAACTCATCCGAGACAACTTCGGCGACCATGGCAAGGTGGAGTTCAAGTGGTTCACCGAGGGGGAAGCGGCCAAGTGTTTCGTCTCCGTTGAATGGAAGCCCGATAACCCCATCACCGCTTCCAACGGGGTGGTCCAAGGTCCGGATATCAGCGTGCTAGCCGGAACCGAAGCCATCAAGTTGGTCGCCTGCCACCATAGGTGGTTGACCGTGGACAAGGCGAGGCTGGTATGGTCCCAACTCATATCCTGCGAGTGGAAAGTGGCGGCTTGACCCCCAAGGCGATACCTGCTACAATACCGGCGTAAGAGAGAACCCCATGAAAAAGACCCTGACTGCCACCGCCGTTGCCCCCTACGACACCGCCCCCGAGGACCAGCCCGAGGCTCACTGGACGACCTACAAGGATCGTCCCCCGACGATGAACCTTCAGGAACTCGCGGTCTGGATGCTGACCACGAACCCGAACATGGCGGTCTCCCTGCTCATGCAGACGCTTGAGCACAACGCGACCCTGCCCACGGGGACTGAGAACAAGATCGTTGAGGTGAGCGTGTTTGACGAGGAGGGCAACCCCGAGTACAACCTCACCGAGGCGGGGCAGTTCTACTACGAGCAGACCGTTCCCGAGTGAGACAGCGGCAAATGAAGGACAAGAACCAAGACTTCCTCTTGAGGCATGACGCACACCCGTGCGTCTATGTCCTATTCCGCAAGTTGCCGCCACCCGAGAACGGCGACCCCCAACGAGTCCGCATGGGATTCGTCCGCACCGATGCTGCATCGTCGTCCAGCCTCATTGACGGGATAGACGCAGCCAAGAGCATGAGCATGGCTGACTTCTTCCGCGACTACACGCCCGAGTCCGTGCGTGGGTACAGCCGGAACATTTCGCAACGGCACAGGGGCATCGCAGCCAACGGATCGTCATGGGACATCTACGAGTACTCATACGGTCCCAACTCCATCACATTCTCCTCATTCATCTACAAGGGGAACGAGAAGGACACCGCCAAGCCGACCTCGCAGACCATTGACTTCGCCCGTGCCATATGGGACTTCCTGAACCTGCTTGGATGGGAGCGTGTTGATAACCCGACTGACGAGGTCATCCACTACTACCCCGTCCTCACACGAATCATGAAGGAAGAGTCCGAGGTGCAGCGGACATGCCCTACCGAGTGCTCCATAGACTTTGACAGCGTGAACAAGGCACTCTGTTACAAGTATGACTACGGGAGCCATGCACAGAAGCAGAAGTACATGCAACGGGTCTACTACACCTTTGAGGACATCCGCAATGAGATGAAGGTGGGGTGGAGAGAGGTGGACAAATATGCTCTGGAAGCATGACTTCAGAGTGACCGAAACGCATCCTGTCAGACCGACCGAGAAGCACCGTATATGATAACGAGCAAGAGTACTCAAGTGGCCAACGAGGGCAGACTGTAAATCTGCTGGCTTATGCCTACGGGGGTTCGAGTCCCTCCTCTTGCATTCCGATGAATCCCATGAGCACCGCGAACGACTACCGGAAAATCTACAACCATACCAACGACCCGTGCTACATGCAGGAGGTCTTCTGCTACGCCTTCCCCGAGAAGGTGGACGGCAACGAGTTCCCCAACCTGCTTGATCGTCTCGCCACCGTGGCACCCGAGTTTGAGTTCCGTGACCAAATCATTCCGTTCCATTACTTTGAGGATGGCATGAGCACGGACTACGACACGCGGCTGGTCTTCGCCGAGAGCGAGGACACCCATAGCGGACTGCCGGACTACGAGCGAGACCTCGCGGCATCCAAGATCGCGGCGTTCATCCAGACCGTCATCGGCGACCGTGAACTGAAGGCATGGAAGACCTATGTGCCTCACCGCATCCTGCTCCAAAAGAAACACGAATCCTTAATAGACGAGCATGGTTGACATGCCTACATAGGGTGCAACCATGAGCATGAACATGTTCTATGTCGGAGCGGGCGCAGGGACCGTCCTCTTCATGAAGAGGGGGAAGGTCTTCTACGACTCAGCAAGCACGGGCAAGGTCATGGGAAACATCGTCGGCAACAAGTTGATGCTTGGAGCCGGAACCACATCTCCCCTCCTGAATGCGAATGCTACGACCGCTTACATGGGAGCAAGCACCGCCAAAGTCCTGTACAACATCCAGAAGGGCGTTGTCTACAGGGGGGCAGGCACAGCCAATGCCATCTATACCCTTGAGGGCAACAGGCTCTACGAGGGAGCCAGCACCGCCAAGGTCATCATGAACTGGACAGGGGATAGGTTGGGTGCGGTTGACCTGTTCGCGGCGATCATGTTCTACGAGACAAGACGCAAAGCCAAGAAATAAGGAAGCACGGACATGCTAGAGACACTGGGAAAGACCATGATTACGCTATCGCTCCTTCTAGGAGTCATTGCCACTCATATATGGACCTATAGGTACGCATACGGGCGAGGCTACTCCATCGGCAAGCATGTCGGGTTCACAGAAGGCTTGTGGAAGGCGAACGAGCGGGCGAGCGAACGAAAAGAGAAGCAGAAACGCATCGCTGCCGACCAAGTTTGGATCGGCTGACCCTTGACAAGCATCCCCTGTTGGGATACACTGACCGCAATCATACATAGGGGTGGACAGGACCACCCGAGGAGACCTGCAATGGCAAAGTCGTGGCTGGACAACTTTGATGAGGATCACCTTGACGATGACCACGAAGACGACATCGGAGAGGAAGACGAGCCTTACACCGACGAAGACGAGGACGATTGGTTTGAGGATGACGATGATGACGACAACGATGATGATGATGATGATGATGAAGACGAGGACGAAGACCTGTATTGATGTTTGACCCTTCCGAGTGAAATACAACACCATGATGCACACCATCTACTATCCCATCGCACAGATCGGCATTCACATCCCGATCATCGGCAAGCCGATCTTCGTGGGCCAGTGCAACTGGACCAGAAACTATCATGAGATCAGCGTGGACCAGTTCTACAAGACGCTGGTAGGCAGCGGCGATGAACTCCACAAGTTGTCTTTCACGGACAACATCGGACTCATTGATCCGATTACGCAGACGGTCACAATCAGATACGACCTGATGAACACCCCGCCGTCAGATCAGGCGATGATGGACGCATGCATCGCGAACCTGCTGATCAAGAGACTCACCGAGATGAAAGTGCTCCCTACTGCCGAGTCGCAGGGAGAACAACACGATGGAGATGGCAATGACCCGTTCAACTAAGACAACCTACACCCGCTATGTGGTCCTGCCAGACGGCAAGACCTTTGATGTCCTTGATGATTGTCGCATCGTAGATGTGCCGGACGATGTTGATGATGTGGAAGGATATATTCAAGGCAAGGCTACCCCTCGCTTTGAGGACAACTACACCCCCACTCTCTGGCATAATGAAGAGGATGACCGATGAGCAATGTGACACTGATCAGACTGAACTCCGGCGAGGAGATTCTCACCCGAGTGATTGACTCCACCAACGGCTACACCATCAAGGATCCGGCACTCATCGTGCCCATGGGTCAGGGTCGCATCGGTCTCGCGCCGTGGCTTCCCTATGCCGAAACTGATAGCATGTACCTTCCCGCCGATGCGGTGATGTTCACCATCACGCCCAAGCCGGAGATGACCAAGAACTACATTGAGGCTACCTCCAATCTCGTCCTGCCGGACAATGAGGTGAAGGGAACGCCCTCCGGTCTCAAGTTGGTCACGGAGTAAGCCATGCCCGAGACGAAGGAAGTCATAGAGTCCTTGCGAACCACCAAGTTTGCGTCCAAGCACGCCAAACTGATCGGCGATGCCATCACCGAACTGGAAAGCAAGGAGAACAGGTGCAACGAGTTGAAGCAGCAACTCAGTGACTCCATCCGAGACTGTGAGCAACTTCAGAAAGAACTGCGGGAAAAGGTGGTGTGTCGCTCCGTGTATGATCGCATGGAGAGAGACCTCATGACATTGTGGAGAAAGCAAAAATCCTTCTCCAATTCCCGATTGCAGTTCTTCTCGTTCGGGATCATCGCCGGAGTATTTGTCTCCATCGTAATTGACTTCCTGTTCTCGGCGAGGTGAGCCATGGACATCGTTGATCGCCTACAATTTCGCTACTACGAGTTGCGTGAGCAGCAAGCCATGGGGAACAAGAACCCCTCCGCCGAAGGCTTGCCGGAACTGCTGTACGATGCCTCAATTGAGATCCACAACTTACAGGGTCTCGCCTATGCGTATCCTCCCCACCCCGACAGGGGGATGAGGGGCATCACATGGCGTGAGGAATACGAGAACCTACTCGCCCGCATGACGGGCATGACACCCAAAGACCTGTCCGAGTGGCAGGAATTCAATAACAACACATCTGGAACTGAGTGAGGATACACATGACTGAGAAGAAGCCCTTTGGATATTCATACCTCCTTGACATGTACAACTGCCGCGAGGGGGCGGCAAACGATCTTGAACTGCACTACCGCTTCCTTGAGCGACTGGTTGACTTGCTGGGCATGACCAAGATGTCTGCACCGGTGGTCATGCATGCTCCGAGCAACATTGACGGCAGCGAGGTCTATCCCGACAAGGCGGGAGTGAGTGGATGGGTTCCTCTGATTGAGAGCGGCATCCAGATCCACTCCATTGAGCCGAGCCACTTCATCACGCTGGATGTCTATTCGTGCAAGGAGTTCAACCCAAAGATGGTGCAGACCTTCGCCCATCAGCACTTCGGCTTCACCGATTGCGACGAGCGTTTCGTATCCCGTGGCGGCGGTGACTGGTCAATCCTTGCCGGTCGCAAGACGATGGAGCAGCCACATCCTCCAGCCGAGCCGACCCCCGAACAGCCAGCGGCATGACGGAAGAGCAGGCATTCATCAAGGCGTTGAAGCGGGCATATGTCGCCTGCATAGTTGAGATCGGTCACAAGAACCGAGAGATCAAGCGTCTTGAGGGACTCGTCAATGAACTCAGCGATAGATTGTCCATGCAACATGTACGAACTGGCGAAAGCGATGTGTCTTCAGATGGACCGCCGCAAGAAGCATTGCAGCGTGATCATCCGCAAGGGCAGGGTGATTTCCGTGGGAACGAACCAACTGAAGACACACCCGATGGCCAAGAAGTACGGCTACCTGTTTGACGAGATGCACTCCGAATTGGATGCCTTCCGCAAGTGCAGGGAACGGGACGGCATTGAACTCTGGAACTTCCGCTTCAACCGCATGGGCGAGGAGAGGTTCAGCAAGCCGTGCATCAAGTGCCTACCATGGTGCGTTCAGGTGTTTGACCGCATCTGCTACACGACCGGCGAGGGGATACAGGAGATGACTTATGAGCGATGAACTGGACGAGACAGATGAGTGGTGGGTGAACGAGTGGACGATTGAGAAGACCACGCATCCACGCAAGCGTCTGTCGTTCTCCCACACCAACGATACCCTCAACGGCATCCGTCTCTGTGGTGAGGGTTTTCAGGGTATGGGCGAACCGATGCCCAAGGTTGAGGTCAACCTGCCGACCTATGGCCCGTGGTCAATGGTGCTGAACAGCGACCGCGAGGACGGGACATGCAGTGCCGTGCCCGCCCCGCTCGCGAGAGAAATTTGGGCGGAACTCATCAAGTCGGGCTGGGTCAGGGTATAGACCGCACCTAAAGAGAAGGGAGGAGGCTTTCGCCCCCTCCCTGTTTCATGTCTGCGTTTCACGAATGACGGACATTACGATGTCTGTCCAATCGTCCTCTTCCCACCAGTCGGGAAGCATCAGGTCTTCTTTTTCTTGCCCCAATTTGACTGAAGGATGGAGAGGTCCGCTGCGTCAACCATCCCGTCTTCATTGAGGTCATACTCCGTGTATCCGGCATCCTGTCCCCACTTGGCCAACAGCATGGTCAAGTCGCTGGGTCCGATCTCACCATTCTCGTCAAAATCCCCGACGAGCGGTTCATTGCCTCCCGAGGTGTCTCCCACGGGAACACCCATCCATGTCTTTGCTCCCGGAATCTTGGACCAGTCCATGGTCTTGGCGATGTCCGCATTGCTCCAAGGACGGTTATACCATCTTCCAACAATTGCCATCTCCCACTGTCTCATTCCAGAGGTGTGCAGGAAGCCTGTTCTGTAAGTGGCTTGATTGTACGGAGTCTGATAAAGACACCTATGAGCATAATCATGTGCAAAGGTTGAATCCGCATCAAGGTCTGCATTGGTTCCGGTCTTGATCTTGATGTAGTTCATCCACCCGTAGTGTCGTAGCACTTGCGGTTCGCAAATGTCGGCATACGCGGTGTACGGCGAGAGATTTGCATCTGGAATCTCGGGATGATGGGGTGAGGGTGATGTGACATAGAATACATCGCCGACATTTTCTTTCACTGCGGTCATCATCTCAAACTCCGATGTCTCATTCGGAACGCCGTTGGCCCACGGTCGGTCTAGAACAAAGCCGTATCCCGAGTAGACAGGATCTGTTGCTTTTCCACCCGCATTGGCACTACGAATGCTTCCCCATGTATGGATGATGCGATAGAGGGTGTCTCCTGCGCCCGGACCCGAATTTACCTTGATGTATGAGTAGTAAAGACTTCCCGATTTGCCATCGTGAGAACCATACCATGAACTAATAAGTCCTGGTGACAGGTCATTCATCCAATGCATCTTGGCGAAGTTTCCCGTCATGTTCGCGCCAGGCACCTTCGGAAGCGGAACCTTCTCGTCTAGTGATGTGTTGGTGAATATCCCCCCGACACCAGTGAACTTACGACGCTTGGTTTTGCCCATGTAGTCGTAGTGGAAGATGTAATTGTTCGGGTCATCAACCACCTTGAAGTAAGTAGTACCTTCCTGCGAAGTTCGCAGTGCAAGCCGTCGCTTCTTTCCTTGGAGAGTGTTCCCGTCTCCATAAAGCATCTGATATCTTTCTAGGGCAGTCATTTTCTTGCCGTTGATTGCGGGAACGCTGGGGGCATCTATCGTGTAGATGTTGCCAGAGAAAGGCGTATTCTCTTCTTCCTCTCCTGTTTCGGTCGGAGGAGTGCTGTTGCTCAACCATCCCGCAGCACGCTTCTGGTCCTGCATCATGGTGGTCTCGGGCATTCTCATCTCGGGGATTCCCAAGAACCAACCGGCGATGATTGACCACGAACGAGTACCGGCAGGCTTTTGCCCCGCACCGGCAGCAGTCTGACCGAAGCACTTGATAGAGCCGAAAGCATCAATTCCCCACTGCACAATGCATTTCAAAGCCTCAAGACGATTCGGGCTGGACACCGTATCCGAGTAAATAGCCGAAAGACGGGTGTACAGGGGAGCCTGATAGTATGCACCATATGCCGAAATGACTGACTGATCCGTGATATTCGGAGTTTTTGCTCCTACCAGAAGCGGCATGAACATGGAGTAATTAATACCCCCACCGATTGCGAAACCGTAGCAGAAAGTGCGGAAAGTAGAATCATTTACCCATGTCGGAACCTTTTCGTAAGCGGGAATCTTACCGCTGATCGGGTGTGAAACCAAATCATCGCCAGTGGGAAGGGTTGCATTCAGTTTTGAAACCGGATGCATCGGTCTGTTCTTGATGTTTTCCTCTGGCCAGAAAACCGGAGGACGGAAGCACACTTCAGTAGGATGAGCATCCAAGACGAACAATGTGCCGAACGACATCGTACAGGAGCGACTGCGGACTTTCTGATACGGATAGCCAGACGCACGATTTACATCCCATTTTGCTGGCGAATTGATGTCAAAGTTGGAGTACTGCTGAACAAGCACATCTCCTGATTCTAGTGATACACCTTCGTTCTTGAGGGTGTTTTTCATCTCAAGGAACTTCGCCAGATTGAACGCCTTTCCGTGAGATGCGGGATCGTTTGTGGGAAGCGGAACTTTAGTTCTCTTCTTGGTGGTCTTGTCGGTTACGGTCTTGAACTGTATCCACCCCCTGTCAAACACACCGAAGTTGCGGCAATCAAAAGGCTGCCCATCCAATCGCAAGTTGCCTTCAGAATCAATGTCTGAAAATGGATTTGGGTTCTTTGCGAGACCGTTGATGTACAACTCACCTTTGAATCCTGCCTTGCCCATGAACCCCAACTCAAGGTCGGGGACGATGGTATTCGGCTCAAGCACACCGTCAGCGGTCTCCATGACCACAGACAGCATCTTGAGATCGGGTTTGGCGATGATGTAGGGACTTCCGTCCCAGAAAGTTCCGGTCTCCACATCTTGGTTGAAGGTCCAGACATACTTCACGCCTGTCGTTTGGTGTTCAATCGTTGTTGGCATGCGTAGCCCCTCCTTGTGGGCTTGGGTTGTGAATCTAGGGTATTTAGAAGCAGGTCACTTGGACGGCTTCTCGGGAGCCTTTTCCTTCTCAAGGATGCGTTGGACTACCGCTTTTGTGATGTCTGACTGCATCCTGTCGGCTACACCGTTTTTTCCGAATATGCGTTCGCGCTCTCCCTTGGTCATCGTCTCCTTGAGGATCTGCACCATCTCCACGATTTCTGCGACGGCAATCCCGTTGGCTTTGGCCTTGTAGGCGGTGGTGCCGATCATGAAGATGGCGACGAGGAACGCCCCGACGAGGACGAACGCACCGACCAGAGCGATCTGCTCCAAGTAGTAGTGTGCTGCGGACGCAAAACCGATGACCGTGACCCCCACCAACCCCAAGGCAACTCCCTCGGCTTTCTTGAACACGAAGAAAAGGACGGCAGCGGCGGTTATCAGGACGAAGCCGATAATCCAGAAGACCGTCACATAAGCGTAGAGCCGTTTCAGGGCATCCGCCCGCAGGACGGAGATGGAGTCCTCCAGAGAGGCTATACGGGTCTGTAGGGCGGCTACAGAGTCGCCCATGCCACGAAGCCTCTGGTTGTCTGCTCGCAGTCTGGCGACCTCCTCGGCAGCGTCCTGAGCCTTGTACTCAATCTTGGTAGACGAGTCCCGAATCACCTCGGCACTCTGGATGACCGGCTCCTCGGACTTGGACCCGATAATCTTCGCCGCCTCCACCTGAATCACGGATGCCTCTTCCTTGATTTCGGAGACATCCTTCTCTATGGTGTCTATGGACAGGTCAACCGATCCCGTGGTCACGGCCATGTCGGTGGACACGCTGTAGGTCGGCTTCACTGCGGTCTCGGGTTGGGTGGAACGACAGCCCGTCGCCAGCATGGCTGCGGCTAGAGCGAGAAGGGTGAGGGTTCTCATACTCGTATTTATGGCATAAACACAGGTGGAGGTGCATCATGCCCAGACGCAAAGGCGTAGTGAAGTCCAAGAGGTCCAGCCAACCCAAGCGAGCAGCCAATCCGGCAGACCGGCGGCGGAAAGAGACCACCAAGTTGTCCCAGCGACCGGCTCGGTCCCGCAAGGCATCGCCGCTTCAGTAGATATTGGGGTCGCTACTCGGCACATCAAACACATTGAACACATCGTAGACGAAGTTGACTGTCGCGGTCAGCACCGATGGTTCCGTCTCGTTATGCGTCAGCGTGAACCCACTGAGTTGGGTGGGGATCAGGTTGGAGAAGGTCATGCACTTGATGGGATTCTTCTTGTTGTTCAGGAGGAACAGCCTGCCATCGCTCGGCGTGGACTTGTACTCCGGCACTATCTCCGTGAAGTCACGATAGGGCAAACCCGACCGCATCCACTTGTACATCTCGCGGTAGTTGATGAACCCCTCGTCTATGATGAACCGGATGGAGATGTCCGTGGACGAGCGACCACCGGGGAACTTGGGATTGACACCCATCATGTATGGATACTCCTGCGGCTCGGACGAGAACGAGGGTGCATTCGCCGACATGCAGAAGTAGGTGACCGTCGGGATCTTGTCCAGCATGAACCGGAAGTTGGTGGAACTCGCGAGGTTGTAGTTGTTCGGCTGGTTCTGTAGAACGCCGTACTCCTTGATCCTCGCGATCCAGTTGTCTATGTTGGGGGATGCCATGGTCAGGGATCCTTGATGTCAAAGCCGGTGAACTGGAAGGTGGCATCGCAAGACAGGATGCTGTTGTCCGCAACTGCCGAGTTCATGGGCATGTTGCCCAGAGCGGTGATCATGAGTCCATCAAAGTGGATGCGAGCCACGGGGTTCTTCTTGTTGTTGAGGATGAGCAACTGCCCCGAGTCCGTGATCTCGTTCAGCATGCGAGCCTGCGACCCGTCCTGAAAGAAGCCGTAGTAGTTTTGGGTCTTGCGGAACCAGTCCGTCAACTCAAACCAGTTGGAGAAGTCCTCGTTGATGATGAACTTGACCGTCATCTCGCCGTGCTGCAACTTGTCGCCGAAGAACTTCAGGGACGGAGACAGGGGGACCGGAATCTTGAGTGGCTCCATCGTGGTCTGCGGGAAGGACACCTCGGTGCAGAAGAACACCCCACCCCGCACCTTCGGAATCATCAATCGGAAGTTGGTCGTGAACGCAGGGTTCGTGTTGATGGGCTGGCGGTTGGCTATGCCTGCCTTGCGGTCCGTGTCAAAGTAAACCCCACGAACTCCGAATGGATTTGACTTCTTCGCGACACCCAAGGGGTCCAGAAGATTGTTTTTGATGTTGGGTGTAGGCTCATCTTCTCCTCCCGCGTCAGCATCATCGCTTTCGCCTTCATTGACTATAGGGTCATCGATTAGTAGGTCTGGGTCTATGGGAAGGGGAAGGTCTTCCTCGTCACCAAAATTCAAATCAATGATGGACACACCATTCCACACCTCAACATGAGGAGCACCCTGTTCCCATCCATTTTGCCCCTTGTCGAAAGCCACACCCTCCCAGCCGTCTTCGATCGGATTCTTGAGATTCAACCATTTACCCAGTGCTGTTTTTTCCCATGCTCCATGGAGACCTGCCATCCAAGGTAAATTGTAGTCGTAGAAACTGTAGGCCATCTTGCGGGTGATTTGCTCCAAGAACTCATGTGCGTGTGTCGAGTCCTCGTCAAGGTCCACCGGATTTCCACCATTCAATTCTCGCTTGGCATACTTTATCCACGAATAGACCGAGAGCATGGGTGGATAGCAAATCCCGCCGTATATCGTGTATGGGTTTGGATTGGCATCTACGAGGGCACTGTCGCTACCGTCAAAAGCAACATATGCGATGACATAAAAGATGTCGCCAACATCATTTTCGGTGAAGGGAACCATTTCATACTTGGCTCTGGGGCTGGGTATACCACCAACCCATTCCCTGTCGAGATAAAGGGTGTAGTATCCGTTGGTGGGTAGGTTGCTGCGAAAATCCCCCGCGCACTTAAGGATGCGATAGTGTTGAGTGGTGCTGGTATTGCTGTCAGGATCTTCCGTCACCCTGATGTATGAAAAATCGATGGTCGGACTCTTTCCCGCATGGGTGAATGTCCATCCTCTGGGAAATGGATTCTGAGACCATCGAAGGTATGCCATGGTCCCCGCAAATGTGTTTGTTTTTGTTTGGAGGAATCGCACCGGAGTTGTGATATCCAGTGTTCCTGCCGTAACTTGGGGAGAGTCGGTCACGCCGTGTCCAAATACACGATTGTGGACTTTCCCTAGATTTTTGTAATAGAGCATCCTCGATTGATCGATGTCCCCACTTACCTTGAAGTAGCAAATGGATTCCAACGATGTTCGTCTCGCAAGTCTTCTTTTCTTGCCTGCGTCGGTGTTTTTATTGCCGAAAACTTGTCGTTCCCACTCTCCCCTATTGACCACATATCCATCGGTCCCCCCGACAGATGCGCTTCTGTATCCCTTCATGGTACGGGTTTCCGCGTCATTCAAATCGGGCGAGTTTAGATAGGCATTCGCTCTCGATGTGATTACTCCTGTTGTCCTGTTTGCATAACTGCCGTACAACATGGTAGTTTCCGGAGCACGCATGTCGTCATTGTTGAGGAACCATCCTGCTATAATTGACCATGGTCTTGATGTGCATGGTCGCTGTCCGGCACCGCTACCCAATGATGCAAACGACTTGATGCCACCAAATGCATCAATTCCCCACTGGACAACAGACCGCAGTATCTTCAGTCGATTCTGTTCGGACAGGCTGGTGTTGCTTGCATCCGAGTAAATGGCCTTCAATCGATCGAAGAGTCCAATCTGATAATATGCCCCGTAAGAATCACCCGGAGTATTTGCGCCATGTGCTGGATACAGGGGCATGAACTGTGAGTAGGTGTTGCCATTTCCGATGGGGAAGCCATAGCAAAACTCCACGAAGTTGTTGTCCGCGTATGAAGGGGGTCTGTTTGAAGATGAGCCGGAGATGGTCGGCTTTATCTCCGCTCCCGATGGGACTCTCCCTGTTATTTCGGACAAAGCGTGAAGGGGTCTATTTGCAAGGTCTTCTTCTGGCCAGAATACCGGAGGACGGAAACAGGTCTCTTCCGGATGCTCTGCCAGAACGAAAAGAGTGCCATAACCGAGCACATTGCTGCGGTTACGGTGTTTTTGATACGGATACCCCCCCGAACGAGAAGTTGTATATGTGTTGGGGTCGTTGGGGTCGTAATTCGATTTTGCCACCAAAAACACATCATTCGCTGCGGCTGTGAAGCCTGTACCATTTTCGATGAGTGCCTTGTTCGCCATGAAGTCATCCAGTGCGAAATGGCTGTAAGAGGATTGAATGTCGGTGGACTTGGTTCTTTGCCTCCATCCTCCATCAAACGCATCAAATGTTCTGGAATCAAAAATACACCGATTAAATCTCTCCCTCGAATTTGCCGAGGGGGATGTGTCGATGATGCCCAATGGATTCTTGGCCATCCCGTTCAGGTATAAGTGACCGTAGAATATGCTGCCATTCGTATTGGTTGCCAAGGCATGATATTCCTTACGGAACGGATTCTCGGTGACGCTGACCCCACCGATGATGCTGGTGATATGGACATTCATCACCTTCATCCCCGACTGTGCGACGACATATGGAGACCCGTCCCAGAATGTCCCGTGGGTCAGACCGGACAGGTTGAGGGTCCATTCGTAAGTGATGCCCTGTGCTGTGTGGGTAATGGTGGTGGTCATGCCAAACCTATTTAGAACCAAAAGGAAAGGGCTGGGATTTCTCCCAGCCCCTCCATGCGTAGATGTCTACCGAGCCGAATCAGAAGAGGTTCGTGACCTTGACGATGCGGTAGTAGATGTTCTTGCGAACGGCGTTGGCATCGTACGGATCCGAAACGCTGGATCCTGCATTGATGGTGGCAAACGGGTTGTTGACGAGACCGTAGCGAGTCTTGAAGCCGATCTTCGGCTGGAAGGACTGCTCACCGACTGCACGGACCATCTGTAGCGGGACATACGGGCAGTAGAACATACCTGCGTCGTAAGCCGACGAACCCTTGTAACCAGCCATGAAGAAGTCATGGGAGGTCGTGAGCGACGAGTACGGATCAATGTACACGCGCAACTTGCCGTTGAGGACTCCGGCGAAGGTGTTGCCGGTGTCATCAACATTGAGGTTGGTGCTGAGAGCCGGAGCGTAGTCAAGCACGCCAGCCATTGAAAGGGCCGAAGCCACATCCGACGAGCAGACGATGAAGTTGCCCTTGCCTCGGCGAGTCTCCTTGGCAATCTGGTTGCACTCGCGCTCAATCTGGAAGAGCAGACCCTTGAACTTCTCAACGCTCCAACGACCGTTGGAGTCAACATTGAGGTCAAACACGCCAGTCGTCTGAGTCGTGCCGCTCTTGGCACCCAACTTGGCGTTGGCATAGATCACGCGAACGACTTCGCGGTTGATCTCAGCGAGGATTTCGCTGGACAGGATGTTGGCGAGTTCAGTCTCGGCATCGAGGCCATGGATCGCCTTGAGATCCTGAGCGAGTTCCATCGTGTACTCAGCCTTGAGAGCGCGGGTCTTTGCTTCAACCGTTGTCTTCTCAATGCTGAATGCCATCTGCGGGAACGGATTGCTGGTGGTATCACCGAGCGACTCACCCTTGTAGGTGGTGTATCCTGCGGTTCCCTTGACTCCCGACGGAGTACCGAGACCGTTGACCGGATCAACGCCACCGACATCAAACGGATCGGTGCTGTAGATACCAGCGGCAGTGGTGCCGGTGCTGCCCGAACCACCGAACGAGGTGTCGGCTTCCTGATACAGAGCCTCCGGACCGGTCTGATTGATGTAACGCGAACGCATGGCGAAGATAAGTCCGGTCGGACCGCTCATCGGCTGAACGCCGCAGATGTCATAGGCAATCAGGTTCGGCATTGCGCGACGAACGAGCGAGATGAGGATCGGATCCCAGCGAGCGACATTGCCGCCGCCTTCCTGACCGACCGACTGAGCACCGCTGAAGTTCGTCGGGACTGCTTCCTTGAGGTACTGCTCCTGATTCTCAAGAAGCATGGTCGTGACTGTACGACGGTACGAGTCCTTGATCTCCGGAAGGTCCGGATGCTCAAGGATGGGTTGCCACTTCTTCTGAAGGGCTTCTGAAATGGTGAGTTCCATGTAAAATTCTCCTTTGGGTTTTGGTGTTGCTGAAAGCGAACGAATTATTTAGCGATACTTATCGCTTGCTGAGTCTGCTGAGTGTCTTGGCGTAGGTTTCCATGGACTCGGTGAGTCTCTGGACCGGCTCGCTGGAGGCGACTTCGCCATCAAGGTTCTCCTCGATGGTGGCCGAAGTCACTTCGGTGAGAACCTGAGTCTTGCCGTTGCCGAAGTAGGACTCCTTGATGACACCCAACTTGTTGCGGACATCATCGTCCTCGCCGTCTAGGCTAACGCCTTCGGCTAGGGTGCGGAATCTTTCCTTCTGTGTGAGGGTCAGGTCATGAGCCATCTCGTCAAGGATCTGCTGCTTGCGGAAGCCGCGAATCTCCTTGGTCAAGGCGATGTTCTTCTTCATCTCCTCGTCAAGCGACTCCTTGAGGCTGTCCACCGCCTCGGCCATCTCGTCGGCGAGATCAACCTTGTTCTCGGGGACAACGATGTCGTGCTCAAGGAAGAGGTTGCGAAGACCGCTCATGAACTCCTCGGCGATCTCGGTGCGGACACCGCGATCAATCGCCAACTTGTTCTCGGTCATCCACTCTTCCACGACATACGAGAGGTACGAGTCCAACTGCTCCGTGAGCGAAGCCTTGCTCTCGTCAATTGATGTGATGAGGCGATTGTTGTACTCCTCCTCCAACTCGGCACGGATGGCATCAACACGCTCGGTGAGCGCAGCCTCAAAGATGGTGGAAGCCTTGGTCTTGAAGTCCTCGCTGAGTTCCTCGCCGTTGAACAGGGCATCCATGTGGACATCAATGTCCTCACGCATACCCTTCTTGGCGGCGACATTCGCCTTGAACTTGGAAGCGGCATCCCCACCCGGCAGACCGGTCTCAACCGGCTCCGGAACGATAGCACCCTTGCCGGTGCCGTCCTTGTAGAGACCCTTGTACTTGCCCTTGCCAGCCCCTGCTGCTGCGGGGGACTTGTTGGCGGCACCGCTCTTCGGCTCCTCTTCTTCTTCTTCCTCTGCCATGCCACGCTTGGCACTGAGATTCTTGGCCTGCTTCTCCTGAGCACTGGCCTCTTCAATGGTGTCATCGGACTCGGTCTCATCCTCGTCCAAAATGACCTCCTCGATTTCCTCTACTTCGTTGTAGTCCATGGGTATCTCCTTGGTAACTGGTATTTATGCTAACTCCATCGGTCGGTCACAGACTGCGGATGAATCGTGCGAACGCCTTGATCTGCTGCTCTTCAAGGTTGCGGGACGATGCCCGCCTGATGGATTCCTTGATCTCTTCAATCTCTCTTGCCTTGAGCACGCCGTTCTCGTAGACCCACTCTCTTCCTTCCATCACGCCACGCACGAATGCCTCGGGGGCGGAGGGGTCTGCTACGATGTCGGCTGCGGTGGAGAGACGGAAATCGTCCTTCACATAGTTGGCCCCGTTCTTCTCCTCAATGGAACCAACGCCACGGGAAGACACGCCCAACTTGGCACCCTCGTCCATGAGGTTCTTGACGATCTTGCCATAGGGGGTGTCCATGACCTTGGCCTTGCCGTAGAAGTTCTTGCCGTCCGGCTTGAGTTCGGTGATCATGTGGGACACTCGCTCAAGGTTGATGGTCGGACCCTCGGGGTGACCCAACTCGCCGAACGCACGCTTCTGCTCCACGAACTCCTTGCGGTACTGCTCCACCTTGTCCTTGAGCATCTTGAACTCATAGACCCGCCCGTTGCGATTCTTGATGTCTCCCTGTAGGAAGGTGCCCTCAATGAAGTAACTCTTCTGCCCGTTCTTGTCCTCGGTCAGAACCTCAATGTCCTCGTTGATCTCGCAGATGAGTTTCATGTGTCGGTGTCTCCTGTGCCTTGTCTTATTTAGCCTATCCCTCGGTCAGAGGACGAACTCGGTGATGGCGGTTCCATTGCCGGTGGTGATCGCCGCCGTGATTCCCGCAGAGGATGACTTGATGGTGAAACGCTCAAACGCGAAGTCGCCATTACTGGCTGACCTGAAGATGATGTCGCCCTTCTGCTCAACGATGCAGGAGTCCCCGCAAACCACCTTGGACAATGCCGCCGATCCGCCGGTGATGCTGCCGTTGCGGTGGGCAATCTCCCCTGATGTGGCACCATCGGGATTGCTGTAGTTCCAATAGGCACTGGCAGTCAGCCCGATGATGTCTCCGGTGCTGTTCGGCGATGTCAGGAACACCGCTCTCTTCTGTGTCTTTACGATCTGTCTGGTTGTCATGCTACCTCTCCTTCGTTGCGTCTTGAGAACTCAACCACCTTGTCAAACGAGTACTTATCCTGCGAGGCGAGGATCAGGAAAGCAGCCCTGTTGCTCTCGTCCAGCCGGTCATGGACCCTTGACATTGCCTGTGCCTGCTGGCGGGTCATGCGTCCGACGCTCCCGTCCATGAAAGTGACCTGCTTGAGCGTCTTGTCGGTGAGGCACTCAACGATAGCCTTCAACATGGAGTCAGCCATGGACCGCATCTTGCTATCCTCCTGCATCTCCCGAACCATCGCGACCAGCCTCGGATCCTCCGAACGCAGGGTCACGACATTCCCTTCCACCAGCACGGACACGACCGGATCCATGGACGAAAAGTGACCAGCGAAGGCATTCGCAGCGTCATCGTCACGGAGTCTTATGGTGAGTGTCTTCATGTGTGTGGGTCAGCCCTTCCAGTTGGCCTTGACATAGTTGAAGAACTTCTTCTTCTGGGCATCGTCCATCTTGGCGGGCGACTCAGCCCCGAACTTCTCAAGAGCCTTGTCAAAGAAGGCACGATACTCCTTCTGCTTCTTTGAGAGTTCCTCCTCGTCAAGCGTGCGCCCGTGCGGGGGGAGGATGTCGGCGGACTCCTTGTAGTTGGCCTTGATGTAGTTGAAGAACTTCTTCTTCTGGGCATCGTCCATGTCGGCAGGCGAATCGGCTCCGAACTTCTTCAGTGCCTTCTCAAAGAACTCGCGATACTTCTTCTGTGCTGGCGACAGATCCGCTTCCGCAATCGCATAGGAATTTCCGATCATCTCAATACCAGATTTCGTGATCATGTCCGCGGCTTCGGAAATGCTCTCTTTGACCGAACTTCCCATGATGGTCTTCTTCTTGGACTCGCGCAACTTGCGGTACATCTCAACCCGTCGCATGGCTTCCTTGAAGGCACGCACGCGACCGTCCACTTCCTTCTCGTAGCGTCGGCTCTCCTTGTTGAAGTCAATCGGCTCGGGGATGGAAGCACCCTTGCCGCTGCCGTCGTTGTAGAGACCATCCCACTTCTTGCCCTTCAACTTGCTCTCTCGCATGGCACGCTGGTAGGACAGACGCTCCACGGTGCGACGATAAGGACCGGTGCGGGCATCGAGGTCAACCTTCTCGCTGATCTCGTCGCCGCTGACCTCGGTCTCCTCAAACATGTCGTACATGTCGGGCCACCAGTCAATGATCAGGTCAACCATCTCCTTCTCGTTGCGAGCCATCCCGCCGACAGGCTTGACCTTGTGCTTCTTCAGGGCAGCAGCAACAGCACCACGATCTTTGGCCTTCGCTGCCTTCAGCAGTTCGGCATGAGATGCCTTGGGGAGGCTCTCAAAGAAGTTCATGATGGCATCCTTGACCGCACCCTCGTCAAGTTCAACGGACTCTTTCATTGCGTCAAGGTGCTTCAGCAAGTCCGCAAGGTTCTTGTGGTGCTTCTTGTCTCCCTTGACCTTGAACACCGTGGTGGAACCCTTGCCGGGGTCAAGACCCACGCGATAGATCATGTAGGTCTTGCCGTTCTTGGCCTTGTATGGCTGGCTCTCGGCGTTGTACCCTTCCTTGCTGTTAGGCTCGGACTTCCATTTCATCGGGTTCATGGCGGCTTCGTTGATCCGTTCGTGTTCCATTGCTGCTTGCTCCCTTATTTCTTCTTCGCTGCTGGCTTAGGTGGTGCCTTGCCTTCCGGCGGCTTGCCCTTCACCAGTTCCTTTTTCTTCAGTTCGGCATCGGCGACCTCGTTCGGCTTACCGGCATCAACCGGTGCCGGAACCGAGGCAACCCCGCCCTTCTTGTCGTTCTTGATCTGCTGCGTCATGTTCGCAGCCATCTCCGGATCCTTGCGGACATCCTTCATCATGCCGTCAATGTAGGCACGGGTGGCCTTCATCGCAGCCTTGGGTCCGGGGAAGAACTCCCACCGGCGACCGTTGATGTACACACGGACAGGCTTGCCGAAGCCTGTTCCGAGTTGCTTGATCAGGATGTCCTGATTCTTGTACTTCTCGTTGCTATGGTAGAACTCCTTCTCAAAGTTCGGGTCAAGGGACATGTCATCCTTTGCCGAACCAGCCGCCGTCGGAACGATCTTGATATCCTTGGGCTTGACTGGCTTGAGAGGTGCCGGTTGCGGTGTAGGGGGCTGTGCTCCCTGTGCCGTGGCGTTCGGGTCGGTAGCGGGTGGGGCAGTAGGAGCACCGGGGAGGTTCTCACCGATGGGTTGCTTGATGGGTTCGGTCACACCCAGCGAGCCACCCGACAGAGCCTTCTTCAACTCCTCCAACTTGGCATGGATCCGTGTCGCGAGTTCCTTCTGAATGAGGCTCTTGAACTTCGGAGTCTCCTTCTTGATGAGGGTCTCGATGACGGACTTGAGCAACTTGTCGGTTTCAGATGGCTTCTGCTGTTCCATGTGCTTCCCTTATACGAGACCGAACTGGGTGTTATCCGGCTCAATCTTACCGGCGTTGCGTTCACGCTCAATCTGACGCTCCATGTCCTTGATTTCGGACTCGCTGAAGCCGAGCACATTCTTCTGGACCCATAGGTGAGAATAATACTTACCTATGTAGGGTTTGATGTTCCCCAACTCCTCAATCTGCGTCTTTCGGAGTTCCGAGTTCTTGAGTTCGGTGAACAGGTTGTCCTTGAGGAAGTCAAAGTAGATCGCCTCCCTGATCTCCGGCCATTCGTCTGCCGTGATGATCTTCTTGAGGATCAACTGCTTCTTGAGGATGTCGTACAGGAGTTCCGAGAACTTGGTCCGGAGCCGGTGGACGAACTTGGCGAACCGGACCTCGTCACGGCTGATCTCGCTCGCACGCCCGAGCATGAACTGCTTGTCCTGCTCAAGGCGACCCGGCGGGACAGACAGGGCACGATAGAGTTTCTTCTGAAAGTACACGATGTCCGTCAACTCGCCGAGGTTCGCACCACCGGTGAGGGTCTGGATTTCGGTTCCTCTTGAACCTTCGCGACGGGGCAACCAGTAGTCCTCAAGCATGGACATGAACTTGCGGTCATCTCGCACCTCTCCCGTGGAAGCGTCGTATACGAGCCGATTGCGGTACTTGCCCATGAGGTCTTTCACATACTGCTCCGCCTTGGTCTTCGGCAGGTTACCGACATCTATGTAAAAGATGCGGCGTTCAGGTGCTCGGCTGATGCGGTAGATGACCACGGCATCCTCAAGCATCCGCAACTGATTCAGGGGCTTGATGGCCTTGTGGAGGAAGCCGACCGTCCGCTTGTAGCGGGTGTCCATCAGACCCGACGAGCAGAACGCGATCGCGTCCTCGCTGATCTTGATGCCCGACGGATTGCCACCCGAACGGGGATTGTCCTTGTTGTACAGGTAGAAGTCCGTGTAGCCGGAGATGACCTTGGTCCCGTTGGGAAGGGTCTCCTTCTTGTACTCACGGATCTTCTGGATGTTCATCGGGTCCACATACCGCAACTCAAGGATGCCCTTTTGTGGGTTGTCCTCGTCAATGATGAGGTGGAAGAATATCTTGCCGTCCACATACCAGCGGCGGAAGATCTCGGAACCCTTGGTCTCAAACTGCATGACCCGTAGCAGGTTCCGGAACTCATCGTGGATGCGTTCCTTCACCGTCTCCGTGGATTTCATGCGATCCATCTGAATCTTGACGGGTGCCTTGTTTTCACCCATGATGATGGACTCGTTGACGATGTCATCAATGGCGACTTCCACGATGGGGTCTTGCGCCATCTCACGGTACTTCATCGTCAGTTCAAAGTCGTTCCGGACCGTGCCGTCCAGATCAACATACTGTCCGTAGAAACCACCCGCCTCAACAGGGATAGCACCGTCATCAAATGTCGGAACGACAAATGATTTCAGGTCTTTCGCCTGCTTCTTCTCCTTCTTACTTCGCTCAAGGCGAAAGCCAAAGAACTCGGCCATTATGTAGATACCTCATGGTTGGGGGTCAGGTGGTCGTGCCATCAATCTCAAAGTACTGATAGGCAATGGTGACATCAAAGGTGGACGGCTCGGACTGTGCCGCCATGTCAAGGGTCACATCACCGAAGGTTGAAGGCCAGCATCCCACCAACTTATAGGTAGTGATGGGATTGCCCTCGCGGGTGAGAGGAGTGACCGTCCAGTCGGTCATGAACTGGTTCATCGCGTTCGGACCGACATTGCTGCGGTTGGTGTTGATGAGGTTCATCCACGACTCAAACGCCTTGCGAAGACCATATGACCCGTCGTTATAGCAGGTCACCGACCAGTCGGCGAACGAGCGGTCACCCGGATACTTGAACTGGCGACCCATGTACATGGCGTTGTTGATGTTGATGGTGGATACCGGCAACTTGGATGCCTTGCAGAGGAACGACACCTGAGCACTCGGATTTCCACCACCCGCAGCGGCTGCTACGGCATTGATGGCACCCGACACAGCCCCGCCGAAAAGTGCTCCGGCGACGGCAGCGGCTCCCTGAATGGAACTGGTGTTCGCACCGGGGAAGTTCCCCTGAATGAGGAAGAGGTTGTTGCGGGCCAGACCGTTGATGAGGTTGGCTCTGAAAGCGTCAATGCTGAACTGTGACATGTGCTAGGACTCCTTTTACCGTATTTAGAGGGCTTCCTGCATGACGAATCAGGCACCCACCTCGCTGAACGACACGCCGGTCTTGGTGGCGATGAAGTTCAACTGGATGAAGTTGATGCTGCGGGTCGGCTTGATGTAGATGTCCGCAACGAAACGGTTGCTGTCAATGACGGTCGGGGTGTTGTTCTTCTCGTCACAGACAACCTTGTACTCAAAGATGCCCCGACGAGCCTGAATGTCGCGGAGGAACGGATCCACCAGCGAGCGGAACTGTGCCCGAGTGAAGGCATCATTGAACTCAAAGAGGCTGTACTTGGCAGCGGTCGCGATTGCCTTCTCAAGCACGATGAAGAGCCTGCGGACATTGATGCGGTCAAACGCCGAGGGCTTGGTCTGGGCGGTCTTGTCTCCATAGAGGACCGTTCCCTCGCCGGGGAAGGTGACCACGGGGTTGATGTTGTTCTTGTACAACTCGTCCCGTGCCGACTGCCGTGGGTTGTAGGCCAACTTGACCACGCCACGGACCTGACCGCGGTTGAACCCAGCCGGTGACCACCACGGGTCAAAGTTCACATCCGAACGGACGGCAATGCCTGCGATGTCGCCGTTCAGCGGGATCCAGCGATAGGTGTCGTTGTAGATGTCGTACTGATACTTGTAACCGCTATCAATCAAGGTGTACGACGAGGAACCGATGGAGTTGCGGTAGGTCAGGCAGCGGTCCAACTTCTTCTGCTCGGTCTCAAGGGGATCCTTGACGGGGCAGGAGAGGAAGAGGACGCAGTCCTTGCGAGCATCGGCGATGTCCTTGAGGGATGATCCGACCCATTCTGTGTTGGTCGCGGTGCTGATGCTTGCAACCGGCTCCGGTCCACCGATGAGAAGGTTGACATCCACGGTGTCGGAATCTCGGAAAAGGTAGTATCCTTCCTCGCCTTCGGCTGCATCCTGACCGAGGACGATGTCCTTGTAATCGGGAGTGAATCCGGCGGTGAATCCATCGTTGCCGTTCGCCATGATGTAGACACCAACGCCGAAAGAGGTATTCGTGCCGGTGGCAGAAACCGTGGTGAAGGAACTGGTGTTCCATGCCGTAATGCCGCCATTCTGATGGAACTGTGCTCCGGTCGCTCCCGTGAAGATGTCACGGTAAGTGTTGCCGGTGCGTGCCGGAGCGAGGATGTAGGCCGAGTTGGCGTTGATCTTGTCGCGATAGTTCAGGCTGTTGCCCAACGAGTCCGTGAGGTTGTCCACGATGGACAGTCCGGCGAACTTCTCAAGGACGGTGCCCTTTGAACCAGAGAACAAGCCCTTGCGGTCAATCACCACCATGTGGAACTCGTCTCCCGTTCCTCCGAGGTCGGTGACCACGGTGGAGGAGCCGGGATTGGCATCAAACTGGTTGATATAGGTCCAGTTGTTGAAGTTGGTGCCATAAGCGGTCAGTCCGCCCATGGTCGCACCGGCAGGAGCGGTCAACCCGACAAGGGTGCCGGAACCGCAAACCTGAACCTCAAGGCTGTTGCCGAGCGAACCGGGATACTTGGCGACGAAGCCACCGACCGTTGCGGCTGCTTTGCTGTCGTTGTAGTCATCGTTGGGGATGTAGCAATCGGCTGCTGTCTTGCCTGCCGGATTGGCATTCGCCATGTCCCCGACCTTGCAACGGACCACCTGAAGGTTGTTGCCGTAGCCGAGGAAGTTGGCAGCACAGAACCACCACTCGGCGCAGTTATCGTCGGGGGTTCCATAGAGGGAGACGAGGTTGTTCTCCGAGTCAACGAGGACTCGCTTGTTGACCGGACCCCAGTTGAAGACACCCGCGAAGCCTGCACGGGTCGTTGCGACCGCAGGGACAATCGTGGTAAGATCCTTTTCCGTGACATTTACGCCGGGCGAGAGTTGGAATGCCATTGCTCAATCTCCTTGAAGTATGGATAGACGAGTGTATTTATCATTGCCCACTTTCAGAGAATCTCGTCGGCATCGTCCATCCACGACCGGTCCCTTCTTCTGGACCTTTCCGACACTTCCCTCTCCCTAGCCAGTTCCTTGGAGGCTTCCTCAAAATCATCATCGGCTCCCCCGAAGAAGCCGAAGGGGGTCAACTCGTCCTCCAGTTTCCGCAGTTTCTCCTCAAAAAGCCGCTTGCGGACATCAAGGCTGACCAGTTCCTTGAAGTACTCCTGCGTGGTCAGCCAGCCGAA